ATACACTGGCGACGAGGACGATGACGGCAAGGCCATTGCGCCTTCCGCACCAGGCACGTTTGAGACGTTGCCCCACGGCGTCGAGGCCCAAATGATTGATCCGGCGCATCCGAATAGCGCGATGCCTGATTTCCGCAAGGCCATTCTGCGCGGAGTCAGCCCCGGCATCTACGTCAATTACAACACATGGGCGCAAGACTTGGAGGGCGTTTCTTACTCTAGCATTAGGCAGGGCGTACTTTCAGAGCGCGACATTTACAAGATTCTCCATTCGTGGTTCATCGACACTTTTGAGATTCCGCTTTTCGAGCGTTGGCTACGAATGGCGCTCTTGATGGGCAGGATTGAAGGCTATAGCCTCCTCGACTTTGACCGTCTTTCCCATGTCGAGTTCTCTGGCAGGACTTGGACTTGGGTTGATCCAGTTGGCGACATCGAGGCCATCGAGCGAGAAATCGCCCTCTCACTCAACTCTCGCGAACGCGCGGCCAAGGATCGCGGCTTGAACATCGACAAAATCATTGCCGAGAACGAGGCCGACAACGCCAAGCTTGAGGCGGCAGGGCTTCCTACGACGATTGGCAAGCAGGTTCCGATGCCGGTTTCGGCTCCATAAAGACCAGCGACTCAAGGGCCAGCGCAGCCTCTTCGCTGATGCGAACGGCTCCGGTTTCGCGAGCGTTGATGGTTTTACGCGTCACGCCTAAACGCGAGGCAAGCCCGCCCTGAGTAAGGGCGAGCTTTTCGCGGAGGGTTTTGTATTCGGGGGCGGTCATGCTTTGCGAATCACGCAAGTTTTTCGACGAGGCCCGGGAATTGTTTTTCAAAAGCTCCCATCACGTCAGCAAAGGCGGCTTTTGGATCCATTCCTTGTTTGACCAAATCCAAAAACTTGGCTTCAAGGATTGCTTTGATTTTTGCTTTGGCTTCGGTTGCGGTGTTGTTCATGTTTTAAATGTAACATAAAGTGACTCCCGCGCAAACAAAAAAGGTAACTTTTTTTCTCTTTTCTTTGCGCGTTACCCCAAAAAGCGGCAAGCGCAGCCTTGTCTGGGCCAAGCTTGCCGCGCGGGGCTTTTCGCTGGAAATTATGCAACTAGTTGCATAATATTATGCAACTAGGCTTTTAAGAGCTTCCTTTTTTGAAATGAACCACCCGATGTGATTTCCGGCGGCTCCGATAGCCTCCCATTCGGTGGCACAGAAACAATGAATAATTCCGACGGGTTGAAGACCTGCTGGCTGATTCGTTTTGCGAAAAACCAAAATGTTGTTTTTGTCTGCGGGGTCTTTGATTTCGATCATTGCGGTGGTGTTCTTGTTCATGGGTTCAATGTAACCTAAGGTTACACCCATGCAAGAGAAAAATGTAACCTTTTTTTCTCGCTTCAAAGCTCGCCCCAGCACTTTCGAGGAACCGATGAAATCACGCTCAGACAATCCTCCTTTTCAGCGTCGGTCATTTTCGATTTCTTGATCATTGCGGCGATCTCGTCGAAGAGGACATTTTGCGCGGCCATTAGCTCGTCCACGTTGGCAAGCTCCCGCCTCTTTCGCGCATTGTCCATTTCTAGCCCCTCAGCACGCGCTGTAGCCTCTCGCGTCCTCGCCTCCTCTAAAGACATTGCCCCTTCACTGCGAGCTGGTGGAGGACGAAGCTGGGCGATTTCAAAGATGTCGTAAAGCTTCGCTCCCTTGTCGCCTTCTTCAAACTTCAGCCCCAGGTGCGAGGCGCGTTTTTCCACTGTCTCGCGGTTGGTGCGAAACATCGAGGAAAGAGCCTTGATTGAGAAGCGTTGCATCACCTTCCTCTTCCCGAATGAGCCTGTGCGCGTTTGGCGATCTTGTCCGCGATTCGCTGGCGCATCTTCGCCGCGCTTTTATTGACGCCCTCCTGCAATGCTGGAGCCAAGACTTTGTTGGCGTGGTCCATGTCAACGCCTTCAATTGTAAGTTCAATGGCCGGAATCAAAATCGTGCCTTTGTCCTCGGCTCCTGCGTTTTCGATTTTCTTGCGAAGCGATGCGACCTTTGCGCCAAGATCCTGCGCCATCTTCAGAAACAGCGATTTGCTGTATTTGATCGCAGAGATGCGGCGATTGTAAAGACGTTCGGCCTCCCTTTGGTTTCCATTGCCGCGAGTAAATCCGGCCTTTGCTGCCAGCGCGTTAAAAAGCCCGGTTTTCAGATTGGGAATCGACGATTTCTTTGCTGCCGTTGCTGACTGATTGGCTTTAAACGCAACATCTATTGCTGTTGATTTCACAACGGTTTTCAAATCTCGCGACGATTCCTTCTCGTATGCCTGCAATGCAGCCATAAACTCGCGAACGTCTACCGATGCCGTTATTCTGTCCATACTCAACTAAACCACGCATCCGCATGTTCGCCAAGGATCTCCTGCATTTTCGCCGATGCGCTCCTGCCTGGTGGCACAATGTCGCAGCCTCGCTCGAAAAGGTCCGCATTGCGCAACTGCATACCGATGCACAAGGGAAGCTCGTCCATGTAATAAGCCCAACTCTGCCCAGGGAGCTTTGCCGCTACGGTGGAAACGTAGTCAGCATCGCTCCCGATTACTCCCCCACGTTGGAGGTGTCGCGACCACCGGAGGGAGATTCGACGGATGCGGAGACGGTCTGGATGTCCTCGCAGATCATGTTCAGAAGCTGAACGGCTTCGATCTCCTCCGCGCCTCCGATTTCGCCGCCCTCCTTGTCCCACCATGCCATCATCTCAATGATCGCTTGGTCGCGATTGAGACAGGCGCGAGCAACGCGGGAATCCTCGACGGAGCAGAGCCAGACCACCATGATCGAGTCGAGCGTGATTTGATCCCAGACTCCGTTTTCATCCGGCCTTGCGCGACCGAGGAAGAGGGAGTTGCCCATGCACCGCGCTGCGGTCGAGCGGGACTTGGAAAAGGGTTTAAGAGGTTTCCCTTTGAACTGGTAGGATCGGCTACGTGCGGCGACGATGTCAGGCGTGACAGTGTTTTCTTTTTCGATGTCTTCGATGGTGATTTGGCTCATGCTTCTTTTTTGGTTATTTGACCCATCTGCGGGCTAGTTTCTCAAATTGCGGACCTTTCGGAATGACAAGCGGGAAGCCCTCCCGCTCGATCTTGATGGCGGGATTTGCGGCTTTCCAGATGTCTTTAAGCTCTAGGTAATTGGCGACCCATGCTTTTACCCATGCGAACATGGCAGGCATCCAGATGGCGTCAAATCGTTCAGCGATCTTTCCGCCGTTTCGCCTTCCTGCGGCATTGCGGATGACATCAGGCATGTCGGAGAGCATTTGCGCGGCACGCTCCTCCTCGTCGGTAACGGCACGCATTCCAATGGCGAATTTCCCATCGGCGAAGGACTTGATGTGCGCGATGGCACAATAAACGTGCAGCAATTCCAGATCGTCGGCGATCTGCTGCCAATGGTCCTCTGTCCTCGCGCTGATCATTCGCGCCGGCAGGGCTGCGGCCTCAGTCATGTCTTGCGAGGGATCGCGCCAGACTTTGGCGAGCGACAAAGGGCCGACAGTCTTGTTGTCGAGGTGATAGCTAATCGTTCCCGGCTCGTCTGGATCGTAGGTAACGCCCTTTGAATAGACGTTAGACACGCCTGGAGTTCCCGGTTCAAGCTCGACGCCAGCAGTCACACAAGCCGCGAAGAAGCGCGGACATTGCGTTGGGATGATGTTAACTCCCGCCCCTTTTAGTTCACTCATTCTCAGGTGATGTCAGGGTGCTTGGTGAAATTCACCGTAGCCGTGGCCAGAGCGCCTCGCGATTGACTGATTTCGATGTCGTCCATATAGAAACCTCCCGTGGTGATACCGTAGCCAGACACGGAATTTGCGATGGTTTCGGCAGTTCCGAAAGCGACACCAAGAATGCCGCTTAGAGCGGAGGTGTTAACCTCGCCGGTAATCGTGCAGGTGGTCGCGGTCAGGAAGTTGTAAACGAAACCAGTGGGCGATCCGCCTTTGTCTTCGATGAAGATCTTTTCGTTGGTCCAGCCTTGGCGAAAGTCGGAAATGTTGATCGCCGTTTCCGCAGCGACGACGCCTTTGATCATATTGGTTGCAGATACAAAAGTGGGAGTTGGCATGGCTCAGATGGGTTGAATGGTTGCGACAAGAGAATAGGTCACGATGCGGTCGTTTTCGTTCTCGACCGTGCGAGGCGCTCCGATCATTTCGACGGCTTGCCCTCGCGGCATGG